TGTAAAAACTACTTCTCCTTCTGTGAATATTGGATATGTGCCTTCAAGAGTAGCTTTGTAAATATCTTGAAGCTCAATTCGTCCTTCTGTTTCAGTCGGACTTATATTTTTTACAACTCCTAAAAATCCTCTGTTTCTGTTATAAACCATTTAACTAATTTCCTCATAAGAAATTTGTAAATTTATTGCATCATTAGTCTGTGCTCTTGCCATAATTCTTTGGTTCATCATAAGATAAATTGGAGTATCAGTTGACAAAACAACAAGTGTTGTTTGGGATGGTACATCTGTATCTTCTACAATTCTATAATGCGTGATATTATTATTGTTATTTGGCTTAACTAACACTCTTACCCATTTTTGAGAATCACTTATATTACAAGCAGTAATAGAATTTATTTTAAAAACTTTGTCGCTACCAGCATCGTTTACTAACTCATTTGCAAAAATACTAGCTGTAAGAACAAATGTTTCTACTTTAGCAATAATACTTGTTGCTGTAACAATATTAGGATTAGACATTAGCTTATCTCTTCGTAAGAAACAACAACTCCTATTTTGTTGGCAGACCCAGCTCGAACTCTAATATCTCTATCTTCTGTTAAATAAAGCATTGCACTTTTTGAAGTCAAAATAAAAGTTGTATCTGCTGGTATATTTATATTTGAACAAAGTGTTGTTGCTAGAGTATTTGTGCTGTTTACATACATTTCACAAGTGACAGTTACACTTCCACTTCTTCCTGTAAATAGAATTGTATTTATTTTAAAAATCTTATTACTGTTTGCGGTGTTTGTGACAATAGTACTATTGCTAGTTCCTATATTATGCAGATATTCTGTTTTGCCATATATGCTTGAAACATTAACTATATTAGGATTTGCCATTTGTAAACCTTTTATCCAAAGACAATTGCCATAGCAATTGCTTTCCCAGTAGAAATCCCAGCATCATCAAAGCTAAGAACTCCATTACCATCAGTCGTTAATGCTTGACCAGCCGTTCCGTCTAAAGCTGGTAATTTAAAACCATAAACATTACTAACATTTATGTTAGTGCTATCTTGCCCAACCCAAGTGTTAGATGTATCTATAGAATAAAAAACAAAGTTATTACCAGTAAGTTCAAATTGCAATTTATCGACACTTGCAAGTGTAGAGAACTTAACTGCATCAACAGTTGTTGTATTACGCAATTTACTATTTTGCAAAGTAGGAGATGCAGTTCCAAAACTACTAGTCCCATCGAACACAGAAGCAAGACTAGTTGCTTCTGCTGTTCCAGAACTTTGACCTAAATATATCGAAGCAGTACCAGCAGATATTTCTAACTTGTCATTATTTAAATTTGTAAAGTTCGCATCAACTTCATTATTCGTTAATGGACTTCCTTTGCCTGATCGAGTTGTAATTGTAGCCATATTATGATGCCGATAAAGTAATTGTCCATGTTAAAGATAGAGTATCTGAAGCACCTTTGTTAATAACCGAAAAGGTTGTACGGCAGAGCATATCTCCACCAGATGAAGCATTAAATAAACCAGCTTCTACAATTGCTCCTGTTCCATCTCCAGCTTCAAAGGAAGATACATATTGAACTGACTCATTGTTTGAGCCTGTTATTGTTGTAGAGTCCAAAGCTTCCCTTGAACCCAAAGTAGTTCCTAAGTCTGTATCTGATGCAGAAGGAGCTGTCGAGTCTGAACCAACACCCATGTGAGACATGACGTTTTTCGCTGTACCTGTCATTCTACTGATAGCGTAAGCTAAACCAGAATTTACAACAAGGTTCTCAACTGTTTTGCTTTCTTTGACATTTCCATTTGCATCTCGTAAAACAATTTTTAATTGCCCACGGATATTCATTTTTGACACTATCAATTTATTTACTCCTATTAAAATGTTTGTGTAGATTCAACGTAGTTCCCATTACTTCCGTCAAAATAATCTGTCGCATAATCTTGAAATTTAATTTCTCCAGAATCACTAAATGCCATTGAGTCCGTTTTGCTAAGTTGTGGGTTCATAACCAGTATATCTGATGCAGTAAACAAATCAGATAAACTGTCTCTGGCAAAACTAATTGCTAAACTTTCTGAAATACTGAACGTATCATCTGGCGATCTAAAGAAGCTTGCGACAGAACTAACTTGATCTGTAAACGAAGCAGAATTTGATAAAGGCTTATCAGCATTAAAATTAAGCTGTTCAGATATAGTAATCGTTTCAACAAACCCTTTAGCTACAGATGCAAATAGTGCATCTGTTGCAACAAAAGAATCTGTTAACGGTCTTGATAAGCTAAAGCTAACACTTTCAGAAATAGAAAATACATCAGAAGCAACTTTACTAAAGTCAAAACTCAACACTTCTGAAGCACTAAATCCATCAAGCAATATCTTGACTTCTACAAAGTCTCCTTCTAAAGCGGTAACTACAAGCTCAACAGCATTGGCACTTGTTGATATCTCGTTTGCTAAAGAAGAGAAACTTAAAGAAGTTACATTAGAACTTGAATCTAACGAATCGGCAGAATATGTATAACTTAATTGAGTAGCATCTGAACTACTTGTAATATAGTTTGCATCAAGACTACCAACTAACTTTGTAACTGTAGCTGAAAAGCTGGAACTCATGCGAAGTCTTCACGAATCTTAAACTTAATAGGGTCGAATATTGTTTGCCTAGTCGAGTCATCGAAGACAACTTCAATCTCTCCCTCGTAGTCTCCAGCATCTTGATTTAAATCTGTAGACTGCCAAACTACTGTTGCTAAACCAGCAGAGCCATCTGTTATAACCATTTGACGACTAAACAAAGTTGTAGTTGAACCTACTGCTCTAAAATGCAAAGTAACAGTAGCACTTGAGATATCAATAGGAGATTCATTCTGCTTGATCGTGAACTGTACTTGTGGCTTTGTATCGCCTTGAACTAATTTAATTTTCTCTGCCATTTTATAATCTCGGAATATTAATCTTTACGTTTGAACGAACAAACCCTTTTGTTGCCAATTGTTTTGTTTTATTAATACCTTGAACAAATCTTTGTAAATGAATCCCAGCCATTTGTGGGTTTGTAAATTTATTATTTGGAATCATCATTAGTTTAGACAAAGCACCATCTGCAATAATTTCTGCATAGTCTTCGTAAAAAACATCTTCTACTGTAGTAGCATTTCGTGTTGGCTTTAATGCAACTCGCATCGTTAAACTCTGAGCTACAGTTTCATCAGGAACTGGTAGCAAAGTAAATGTTCTTTCATCTTTTTGAAAAATATTTCTTGGCTTACCTGTTACTACACTATTATCTTTGTTTGCAAACCTGTTATAAATTGTTGGGTCTTTTATTCCGTCAGGAGCAATTGGATGTAACGACTGACCTTGACACCATGCATTTACAATTTTAATAACCAAGTGATTGTTAATCGGTGGCTCAAAATCATAATCAGAAATATCTTTTACAATTGTTACTGGGTCGTGATCTCTTTCTAAGATCATTGTTCTTTCACTAAACTCAATAATAGAACTCATTAAGTTTGTATCAATTGTAATCTCAGGACATCCGCTAACATGAGGAACTATGTATGGATAAAAACTTGTTAAGGTAGCCATTACGCATCTGCTCCAGCTTCTTTGGGCGGTACTCCAGATTGATTCGCAACATTTGGAGAACTCACATATTTCATTCGTTTATCAATCCCAATAGAACTAGCAAACAGATTAAAGTGTGTAACTGCTCTTTGGGCATTACCTGTATACTCTGCATCTTTACTGTAAGCACGATACAAAATATAATCGTATAAAGTATTGGTATGTAAATCTTCTTTTGCCAATACTGCTGTTGAATCTAAGTCTGATGAAGTAATATCAACAGGAGACTTAGAATATAGAATCTCTAGTTTATGTCCACCGCCTGATGCTGGTGGATATACATAAAATGTTTTAGGACTTCTTTCATCAAACATAAAGTTGACGATTGAAGTTGTCGCTGTTGTAGAATGCCAATCAGGATTTTGTGCATCAAGAACTTCACGCTCTACAAGTCTTACAACTCTGCCAACTACATCTGATGAACTATAATTTCTAATTGCATCAATAAATCTATTACCATCAGAAGGTATAGATTGTTTTGTTCCAGCAACTAAAGCAACTGATGAATGCTCTGAATAAATGTCAGGCTTGTTAATTGCAAGTTCTCTTCTGCCATCATTTAAATAACGCAAAAGTTCAGCCGATGTCCAACGCACATTCCCAACGTCTTGTAGAGTATCAGCGACTCTAGTAAAAATATTATTCGGTGTCAAAGCCATTTTTATTTATCCAAGTAACATAGGGTAGGGGGGCAAGCCCCCCATCCTATTAACTAAGGGTTAACCCTAACCTGGGTAGCAGAATAGCTCTGTCAATGCTTCTGGCTTAACAACTTTATAGCCATACACATTTAGACCACGAACAATCTGTCCGAAGGTTGCGGTAGAACGCAATGTTTCCATTCTCGTAAACTGAGAAGCAAATGTGATTGCATCTTTTGTACCAGCAAATACAGATGTTGCTGTTGAAGTACCACTATCTTCGTCAGTAATACTATTTTGCGTTGGTAAAAGATTAGAAACATAAAGTGTGAAACGATCAATCATTCCTAAACGACCATTTCTCAAAGGAGTCATTTGATCTCCTGTGATAGATGCATCTTTCAAGTCTGACTGCTTGATACGAGAAGCAAACCAAGCTGGGATGACTAACCATCTTCCATCTTCTGGTGCATTCTGCTCATCAAGTACTTGACCAAGCTCAACGATATGAGAAACAACATCAGACGTTTGAACTTTTCTACAAGCCTTAGAACCGCCAGTAGATGTTCCTAAGTTGATGTTATTCGATATTCTACCAGCAGTAGAACCAACATTATCAGAAGAACCAGCCCCAACAAGTCCAGCAAGAACTTGTGTGTCAACTGCAATCTTCATTTGCTGAGAAGCATCGCCAGTAAAGATATCCATAAGACGAAGATCGGCTTGCACCTCATCGACATCATCAACGACTACTTGGAAGTACTTACCCTTATCTATCAAGAGTTCTACTAAACTCGTAGTAGGAACTTGAGAAGAAAGAGTTTCGCCTTTCTCATAATCATTAATTGTGATAGAAGGTACGGTTCTGATCTTGACCTTATCGCCTTGATCTCTGATCTCTCCTTCGAAATCATTATTTGTGATTTCGGAAAGAACAGTCGTATCGTAAAATTTAACTTGAAGTTTACCTGACCAAATCTCAGGAATAAACTTCCCTACATAATCATCAGTAGTACCACCTGATGGATAATAACCACTAGTTACGCCTAAAGACATAATAAATCTCCACTAAAAAGAATTTGACTAATCAGCCCGAATTCTTCCTTCGGACTGTGCTTTAAAAATATCACGCTCAATCCTTTCAGCTTCAGCCTTATTAATTTTTCCATTTCGAACTGCATTATAAAATTGTGCTAATTCTCTATTAGAATAAAATTTCTTTGCTGGAGGTACGTTAGTTTTACCCGAAGGTTTCGGACTAACTTGTTCCTCCAAAGAAGGTTTTGAAGTTGAAGGCTCTGATTGTTGTTGCCCAAAATAATCAATAAAGAAAGTTGCTACTCTTTTAGCATCC